CGCGCGTCGACCAGTCGACCATGCACCAGGAGCGCTGGGCTGATTACTACTGCACGGCCTGCGCGCAACGTGTCATCAATGGAGCCGTCGTATGAGCAGCATCGTTCTGACCGACGCGAAGGTGTTCGTCGGGCAATACGACTTCAGCACGCGCCTCAATCGTGTGGGGCTGGACTACAAGGCCGAGCCGCTGAACGATACGCGCTTCGGCCACACCACCGAAGTGAATGTTGGCGGCACGAAATCGGTGACGTGCGCCGTCGCCGGATTTGGCGAAGAAGGCACCGGCTTGATCACGGGCGCGATGTTCGACCGGATCGGCATCTCGGGCAAGCCGTTCAGCACGGGACCGCAAGGCAACAGCGCCGGGGACGTGATGTATACGTTCGACGCGCTGACAGCCAAGATGGCGCCGTTCGGCGGGCAGCACGGGCAACTCCTGCCGTTTTCCGGCGAGGCGCTCGGCGACGGGTCGCCACTGGTGCGCGGCTACCTGGTCGCGCCGAAGGCCGCGCGCACCGCGTCCAGCAACAGCGGCACGGCCTTGGAATTGGGCGCGGTGTCCGCGACACAGCGCGTGTATGCCGCGCTCCACATCTTCACGGTCAGCGGCACGAATCCGACGATCGACGTCATCGTGCAATCCGATGATGGGCTGGGGTTTGGCACGCCGACGACGCGGGTGACCTTCGCGCAAGCCATCGCGGCGGGCTCGGAGTGGCAATCCGCGGCCGGTGCGATCACCGATACGTTCTGGCGTGTCAGCTGGTCGATCGGTGGCACCGATCCGTCGTTCACGTTCGCCGTGGTGGTGGGGATTATTTAACGCTTCGCAGTTTCACAGGAGAAAGAGTCAATGGCGTCAACCGTTCTCACCGATGCACATGTTACCGCCGGCAGCGACATCTCGGTGTATGTGCAAAACATCGTTCTGAACTACGAAGCCGCCGCGATCGTGGAAACGCGCATGGGGCAGACGACGGAAGTCAACAAGGGCGGCGTCTTCAAGTGGAACGGCTCGATCGGCTTCAAGCAGGACTACGCCGACAACCTGGTCGACGAGATCGTCTTCGCGCTGATCGGCACGACCGGCACCTTCGCCGGACGCCCGTCATCAGCCGCCCAAGGGGCGGGAAACCCGAGCTACAACGGCACGGCGCTGTTCACCGGCTATGCGCCCTTGAGTGCGGCGCATGGTGAGCTGGTCAAGTCCACGCTGGCCTTCGTCTCAGCTGGCGCGTTGTCGCGGTCGGTCTAATGGCGACTCCCGTCTCGCTACCGGATGTGACGCTGTTGCTGGACGTGCCGCGGCGTCTACGGTTCGACGTGAACGCCTGCGCCGAGATCGAGGATCGGTCAGGCAAGACGCTCGGCGCACTGCTCGTGCGACTCGGGAGTGTGTCCTCGGCGCGGTGGTTGGTGTGGGGGATGCTCCTGCACGAAACGCCGTCGATCACGCCCTCCGACGTCGGGCGGTTGCTCCAATTGCACTGGTTCGAGAAGGGGCGCAGCCTCGGCGAACTCGCGGAGCCGATGGTCGAGGCGATCGAGCGCGCGCAGCTGTTCAAACATCGCCTCGATGGCAGTCCTCCGGTGCCACAGGTGACGGAGGGAAACGCGCCAGCGGAAACAGCCGCGGTCCCTTCTGTTTCCGCGACTGGCTAGCGGACCAAGAGCCGATCGCATTCGGGGTATTGGCGTTAACACCGAGAGAGTTTCGGCGCCTCACCCCTGGGGAATTTGTGGCGCTACACGACGGCTACATGGCCCGCCTCACGGCGGTGGGCGGGACGGTGTGGCTGGCCGCGTGGATTGCGAATTTGATTGGGTCGTCCTTACCGATGACGCCGCACACGATTTTAGGGTTGAAACCTCCTGAGTAAATGGCTGCTCCACTTGCTGCACTGATCGTGCGCGTCCTCGCCGACACGTCGGAACTCGTCACGGGGATGCAGACCGTGACCGCCAGCGTGCAGGGCGTCGAGCGTGGCGTCGGGCAGGCGAATACCCAACTCTCCGGCCTGTATACGATGGCGCAGCGTGGCGCGTCGATTCTCGCCGGATCGTGGGCGGTCGACAAGGTGCGGCAGTGGACATCGGCCGTCATCGAGGCCGGTGCGGAGTACCAAAAGCTCGCGGCGATGGTCGACGATACGGCCACCAACACGCAGCGCCTGGAGGCGATTAGCGCCGACTACTCCGTCACGCTCGAGACGTTAATCGGTGCCATCCAGACACTGCAGGCCAAACTCGCCAGCGGGGATGCAGATGCGGCACTCAAGCGCCTGAATCTCAACGTCACGGAACTCCACGGACTGCGGCCGGTGGAGTTGTATCTCCAGGTGGCGGCGGCCATCGGTGAGATCCCGACCGCCGGCGGCCGCGCGCTGGTGGCTCAAGAGCTACTCGGCAAGAGCGCCAAGGCGTTGGCGGGGACCTTCCGCACGGACCTCGCCGAATCCGCGCAACCGTGGCTGGCGGTGACCGAGGAGGGTGTCGACGCGATGGACGCCCTGGATGTGACATTCGCGCGCGCCATCCAAAGCGCGAAATCGTTCGGGATTGAACTCCTGGCGAATGCCTCCGGCGCGAAGGCGTACGTGCTGGCCTTGAAAGAAGTGAATAGCGAGGGGGAACGCCTGCTCGAATGGGAAGAAGCGCGCACGCGCGGCCGGAGCTTTGGGGGCAACATCCAACTGAATACAGAGGAGCCCTTTGCGGCACGGCCAACACCCGACACCGATGCGCTCGATGCGGCGATGGCGAGCGCGGTGAGCCGTGGACGGGAGCTAACGGAGCTCTCGGCCGATCAATACAAGTGGACGATGCAGCTCGCCGAGGCGTGGCAGTCCGTCAAGGATCGCGTGACGGAGATCAACGCCGAAATGCGAATCGGGCTCACGGTAGAAGGTCAGAGCCTGAATAACGCCATCGCCAAAGCGGCGATCCTCCGGCAAAGCTCGGAGGCTGAGAGCGCCGCCATCATCCAGCGGATGCAGAGTCCCGGCGGGACCGAGCCGAGCCTGAACGATCGCGTCAACGAGATCATCGCGCGCGCGGATCGGGCGGTCGCGGGCATCGATCCAAACATCGAGAGCGGCCGCAACGCGATCCATGCGGAGTACGAACGCGCCAACCTCGAAGTACAGGAGATGCTACAGGGCCTCAACGCCGTCAAGAGCGGCACCGACGCCATCGGGGAGTCTGCCAAGCAGGTCGCCGCGCAATTCGGCGTCGTCAACGGGTCGATCTCGAACATCGTCGCCCAGATGAAGGGCGGGGGCTACGGCTGGATCGATCAGCAGGGCAACCAGACCACGCAAGGCGCCTCCGAAGTGCTCGCCAATATGCCGAAGCACAAATCGTGGAGCGGGGGGGGCTTCATGCCGCCAGCCGGGGGCGGCGGCGTCGGCCCGAGTATCACGAATCACCTCACGCTCAACGGGGCCATCGGCGCGGGCAAGGAAGATCTGCGCCGGATGCTCGACGAACTGCTGATGGAACGCGCCACACTGGGCACCAAGCGACCGGGGGCGCGGTAAATGCCGGTCCTTGGCCGCGCCCGCTTGGACGTGTGCCGCGTGAACGCCTTTCGGTTGGGGCACTTCGACGTCATCGTGAAGATGACCGTCGGCGGCACGTTGCGGCATAGCACGATCACCAAGTCGTCCCTCGTCATTCGAGATGTCCGCGGCGCCGCGCCGAATACCGCGAGTTTCGATACCGGCATCAATCCAGGCTGGACGCCGACCCGCGGGCAAGCGGTCGTGATTGGGCTCGGCTCGATCTCCAATGTAGTCTTTGGCGGCCAGATCGAAACCGTCGCGCAGACCTACGAAGGCATCCTCACGAATCTCGTCTACCGCGTGACCTGTACCGATTACACGCGGCTCCTCAATCGTCGCAAGGTGTGGACGACGATCGACGGCGTCGATGCGGCGCAGGCGGTGCTCGATCTGCTCAGCACCTACACCAGCGGCTTCAGCAGCGACACGACCAAAATCAAAGGCGGGCTCGGCACCGTCAGCGATCTGGTCTTTGCCGGCGCGGATGTGACCGACGTCCTCGATGCGATTGCCCAGCAGGTCGGGGCGATCTGGTTCGTGGATTACACCCGGCGCGTCCATCTGGAAGTGGTCTCCACCGATGTCGCGCCGCACCCGGTGACGGAGTCCGGTGTGCATGGCGCGCGTGATGCGACGTATGTGCGCCAACTCCGGCAAGCCCGCACGCGGATCTACGTGATGGGCGCAAGCTCGCGCGTGTCGGTGCCGGTGAGTGTGGGCGCCACGATTCTGCCGGTTGAGGACATTGCGCGGTTTGTCGAGGGAGACACGGCCGTCATTGGGCCGGATGTCATCACCTACACGGGCACGTCGGCCGGCACGGATGATACCGCGGCGCTCGTCGCCGGCACACCGCAAGCGCTGACGGCGCCGAGTGTCGCGCTGGGCCGTTCGGCCTCGACGGTCGCCGTCTCGTCGATGACGCGATCGGGATCGACCGTGACCGTCACCACCGGCGCGGCACATGGGTTCTCGACGGGCCTGCCCGTCAAAATCGCCGGGGCCGATCAGAACGACTACAACGGCACGTTCGCGATTGCCACCGTGCCGACCACGACCACCTTTACCTTCGCGGTCGCCGGGTCACCCACGACGCCCGCGACCGGCGCGACGATCACCGCGCAGAAAGTCGCGGGCGGCGGGGTGATCGGCATCGTCAGCTACAAGGCGACCGCCATCGTCGCCCGTGCGTCGGGGAGCTCCACGCGCAATTTCGAGACCGATGCGGGGACGGCGTCGGGGACGGCCACCGGCGCCACGCTCAGCCCGCCCGCGGCCGTCACTGCGGCCGAAGCGCACAGCGCCTCCACGGTCGCGATCGATAGCATCACGCGCAGTAACGGCACTGCGACCGTCACAACCAGCGCCGCGCACGGCTACGCAGCCGGGATGCAGGTCCTGATCGCGGGCGCGGCCGAGACGCCCTACAATGGCGTCTTTACGATTCAGACCGTCGGGTCGACCACGACGTTCACCTATCGCGTCTCCGGGGCGCCGGCCACGCCGGCGACCGGCACGATCACCGCGCAATCGATGACGAGCGGCCCGCTAGTGGGAGCCTACCGCTATGCGCTGGCGCACAAGTCCGCACGGGGGGAAACACTGCGATCAGCGGAAGTCTCGGTCACCGCGACGGAAGTGGCGGCGCCGGGGGCCTTGACCGCAGACTTCACGACGACGGCGAGCGGCAACACCGTGACGGCCAGCTCGCTCACGCGCAGCAGCGACGTCGCCACGTTCAACACGATGGCCGCGCATGGTCTGGTGCCGGGGATGCGCGTGCGCGTCAGCGGCGCCGCCGAAACCGCCTACAACGGCATCGTCACGGTCGCCACCGTCGTCGACGGTGACAGCTTCACGTATGCCGTCTCCGGCGCCCCGTCTACCCCCGCCACCGGGACGATCCTGGTACATCGCATGGATGTCGGCGTGGAACCGGGCGCGCGCACCTACAAGGCGGCGTACGAAACGGCCAGCGGCGGCCTCACCGCGCTCGGCACGGCCAGCAGCACCGTCACGATTACCCCCGTCGCCGACGCGGGAACGCCCACGGCCACCGCGTCAACCACGACGGACGGCGGCTTGCCACCGGGCACCTACCTGTACGGCGCGACGTTCGTCACCGCTGAGGGCGAAACGTTTTTGTTGGGCGGCGACTCGGAAGCGGTCAGCGCCGTCACCGCGCCCGGCACGGCGACCCTCGCGGAGACGACGGGCGGCAACCTCACGCTCCTCACGACCTACAACTACAAGATTGCGTACTACACGGCCGGCGGGGAAGTGCTGTCCGCGAGTGCCGCGCAGATCTCGCTGACCGGGTCCAATAACGCCGTTAGTCTGTCGAGCATTCCGACATCGGCTGATGGGCGCGTGGTCGGCCGGAAAATCTACCGCTCGACCGGCGTCACGAACATCTATCAACTGGTCGCCACGATTGGCGACAACACCGCGACGACGCACACCGACCTCATTGCCGATGCGAACTTGACCACGCTGGCGCCGACGAGTGACACGACCGGCGGGCAAATCGCACTGAGCAGTATTCCGACGTCGACCGACTCGCGGGTGATCGCGCGGAACCTCTGGCGCACACGGGCGGGCGGCATCGAGTTCTATCTCCTCGGTACGCTCAATAACAACACCGACACGTTCTTTACGGACACGCTGCCGGATGCGTCACTGGGCGCCGGCGCGCCGTCCCGCAATAGCACTGGCGGGCAGATCGGGCTGTCGAGCATTCCCGTGTCCTCGGATGCGCGCGTCCGTCGCCGTCGGCTCTATCGCACGAAAGCGGGTGGCACCGAGTACTTCCTGCTCCGCACGATCGACGACAACACGACGACGGCGCTGACGGACAACATCCCCGATACCAGCCTGACGGACTCGGCGCCGGCCGAAGCGCAGGACGCCGGGGCAGCCATCAAGCTCACCGGCCTCGAGGTCTCCAGCGATCCGCGCGTCACGGGCCGCGCGATCTATCGCACCGTGGCCGGCGGCACGGAGTTTCGTTACGTCGCGTCGATCGACAACGTCGTCACGACCTTTACCGACACAACGCCGGATGCGCAACTCGGCGCGACGTCGCCACCGACCAACACGTTCGGGGGCGATGCGGTCATCGTGTCCAGTATTCCGCTCGGACCTGCAGGCACCGTCGCGCGCAAGATCTATCGCACCGAAGCGGGTGGCAGCGTCTACAAATACGCCGGCACCATCGGCGACGCGTTGACCACGACCTATACCGACTTCAAGGCGGATGCCGATCTCGGCGACCCGGCGCCAGCGGCGTCACAGCTGGGGCCGGTGGCGGGTGATACGACGTTGCGCGTGAGCGACCTATCGAAGTTCAACGCGAACGGCGGATGGGCGATTGTCTCGGGGCAGCCGATTCGCTACACCGCCCGCTCGGCGGCGTCAGGGGAAGGCACGATCACCGGCATCCCCGCGAGCGGCGTGGGCGCCATTCTGGTCGACATCGCGACGGACGAGGCGGTCGTCAACAGCGGCTATCTGACGGGTGTCAGCGGGCTCGACACGGCGGTGGAGGCCGGGACCGCGATCCGCCTCCGCGTGATGCGCGAGAACACCGCCGCGCAAACGGCGCTGGCCACGCTCGAAGGGGGCGACGGGATTCACGAGCACACCATCGACGCCGGCGACTTGGCGACGGTGGCGGAATGTGAGCACGCGGGCGATCGCGAGCTGGACGACTTCGACGCCGGCGAAGATTCGTTTACCTACGTCACGCGCGATCCCAATCTCGGCAGCAATCGCACGCTCACCATCAATATCGGCGCCCCGCTCAGCATCAGCGAGTCGATGACGATTCAAGACGTGAGCTGGACCGGCTTTGAAGAGGCGTACGAGACCGTGAACGGCGCGCGTATTCCCATTTTCCCGAAAGCCACTGTCACGGCAGGACGCACCCGGCTCACGCTGGATGACTTGCTCCGGATGGTGCAGACCGTCAGGTAACGTATGGCCGCCACCACGATCAGCCGCACTGCTCACGCCGCCCTCGTCGATGACGACGGGACGAATACGCTCGGCTCCATCTGGAACAAAGCCGCGATTGCCTCCGTGATCCTCGATGCGATCGATGCGCTGTTCACGACGGACCTGACGATCAGCCGCTCCTCGTCGGGCGACATCACGTTCTCGGTCGCCAATGCCGCGAATACAGCGGGGTCCGATGCGATTCTCTCGATGTCGGTGGGCGGATCGTCGGCGGGCGATCCTCATGCCGTCTTCGGGATCGCCGGGGTGCTCAACTGGAATCTCGGCGTTGATAACTCCGATAGCGACAAGTTCGTCATCGGGATCGGCGCGACGCCTGGCGCGAGCAACGCGATCGAGATCGATACCTCGCTCGGCGTGCGGGTCAACGCGACCACCGGCCACGGGATCGGAGGCGCCGGGGCAGCCGGGACGGGCTTGCGGATGGTGCTGACCTCGACCGCCTCGGGGACGCTGGCACTCGGGCTCGATATTCGCGGCGTGCTGACCGCGGCGGTGAACAGTGACGTGCTCGCCTTTGTCAATGTCGGCCAGTCCAACACGATCGCGACGGCGGGCTTCGGCTCATTGAATGCCTATGGCGCGCGCTTTGTCGGTAGCGGCATCGCGATGACCGGCGCCGGCAACGTGGGCGTGGCCGCCACGGTCTACATCGGCGATGCGCCCACGATCGCCGCGGTCGCCGCGAATAACTACGCGCTCTTTGTGGATAGCGGCAAGGTCCGGATTGACGGCCGCGATGCGACCAACGTGTCTGTCGCGAGTGGCCGACTCCTCATCAACGTCGACGGGACGGACTACTACATCGGCTTGAACAGCGCGTAACGAGGATCCATGGCGAAAGTCAAGACACCGACCGTCATCACGCTCACGGACGCGGAACGTCAACAGCTTCGGCTGGTCGCGAAGGCGGAACAGGCGGCGAAGATCGAGGCCGAGCGGGTCGTGATGCTCGCCAAGGCCGCACTCATCGGGGCCGAGCAAGCGAAGAACGCGTATTGGGATGCGCTGTCCGACACCTACGGCTTCGATCCCACAGCGGAGTTCACCTTCGACGATCGCGCGGGCACGTTGACGCCAAAGGGATAACGCCGATGCCGACCTACACCGTCACCACGACACCGCGACAGGAGGCCGCGCTCCAGCGCGCCGCGAAACAGGCGCGCCAGACGCCGGCCGCGCGCGCGCAGGAGGCATTCGATGCCGGTCTGCAGAACGACCTGCACGACATGGAACGCGCGCGGGAACGACGGCTGCAGGACCGCTACATCGCCGCCGATCCCCTCAAACGCGCCGCGGTCGATACCGCCCTCGGGTTGGATAACGAATAGGCGCATGGACGAGATCAACGGGTGGATCGCCCTCTACAAAGACATCGCCTCCCTGGGTTTCCCGGTGGCGATGTTCCTGATGCTCGTCGGCAGCTTTTTTGATTTGTGGTTGTGGACAAAGAAGCACCGCGAAGCACAGGCCACCCTCGCCGCGGCGTACGAGATCCGGTTACAGGAATGGCAGACACGGTGTGAGGCCGTCGAATCGGAGAGGAATGAGTGGAAACAACTCACGATCGCGCGATTGTCCTCGCTGGAAGAACGCGCCCGAGAAATCGGGCGGGACTCGCGCCAGACTCCGCGCAAGGACTAGCAATGCTCAGGAGATTTATGACTTGGCTTCGACAGCACCATCGTCAAGCGCCACAGACGACCGTGTCCGTGCGCTGCGCGAGCCCCGAATGCTCGCAGCTCGACCACGCCGACAAGAGTGAACGCGAAGCGGTCAGCGCCCGTCTCGACCGCGTCGAAAAGCTATTGGACAACGCCGCCAGTGCCTGGGAGCGCGCCAAGGATCAACCATGACCGACACGATCTGGTTTGTTACCGATGTGGTGCACACCGCGGTCCTGGTGTATGTCGCCGTGACCGTGCGCGGCATCGCCAGACGTTCCGCGGCCGCCGATGACGAGCTACACCACCGCACGGCCGACGTGGAAGCCAAAGCCGAAAAACTCGCCGCCGAAGTCGCGACGCGAGAAGCGGACGCGAAAGTCCGTCACGACAAGATGATTGCCAACTCGCTGGCCGCGCGCGAAGCGGCGGAAACCGCCAAGGATGTCGCCGTGGATACGAAGAACGAAGTCACCGGCAAGCTCGATGAACTGATCGCCACCGGCGCCGCGCATACGGTTGTCGAACTCTCGCCTGACACCATCGCGGCCGTGCATGAAATCGCCAAAGGCAAGCACGAGGACAAGCCGTGACGTTCGCCGACATCATCGACGTCGTCATCGACCGGTTTGAGGGCGGCTCGAAGTACACCGACGCGCCTGGCGACCATGGCGGCGCCACGAAGTTCGGGGTTACGCGCGGCTTTCGCGCGCGCGCGATCGGGCGGCCCGTCTCCAAGGCGGACATCAAGAACCTGACACGCGACCACGCCGTTGACACCTATCGCATTGTGCTGCTCGAGCAGGCGCGCCTCGGCGTCATTCATGACTGGCGCGTGCTATTTGCGGTTTTTGACTTCGCCGTCAACGCCGGTGAGGACGACGCCATCCCGGCGCTGCAGCGGGCCATCGGCGTCACGCCCGACGGTCGCATCGGGCCGAAGACGCAGGCCGCGCTGAACATGGCCGACGCGCTGCTCACGGCCACACGTGTCATTGCCGATCGCCAGGCGTTTCACATCCGGCGGTCGTACGCGCCGCAACAGGCGCAGTGGCTGAGAGGGTGGATGAACCGCTGCACGGCCAACCTGCAGATTGTTACAGCCGACGACCCTCGCACATTCACAAAGGACATCAGGAGACGGAATGGCGTATAGCCCACAGTGGAATCACCTCCGCACACAGATCCTCGAGATCGCGAACGAGGTGAAGCAGCAGTTTCCGAACGATTGGGATGCGTTGACGCGCAAGGACACGGCCTATATCCGACGCGTCGCGTTCGCGTGCCAACAGGCCGGCCTAACCATTGTCGGCTTGAACGGCAAACGCGGGAACGTGAACGACCTATCAAGCGACGTCCTCGCCTTTCCGAACCCGTCGGGGTGTCCCGATAAGGCCGGCAAGTTCTCGGGCTTGGAGCTGCACGACATCATTGCGGCGGTCGAAGATCCGACCGCGCGGCACTTGACATGGGGCGATGCGACGCCAGAAACGATCGAGGCGGGCGTCGGGGGCGCATGGGTGACGCCCGCCGCCGTGGGTGGCGCGCTGCCACCGCCGCCCCCGCCACCGCCACCGCCCGCCACGTTGCCGTCGCGCGACGAGATGGAGGACGAGGGGCGGTGGCTGTCGTTCTACTACGCGCAGCCGGAAGGGCTCCAGCGCCCGCTGGGTGCCTCCATCGGCGGGGCGCCAGATTGGGAAGCGGTCGGGGCGCATCTGTTCGACACCTACCTGAAGGCGCGCATCAAAGGGAAGAATCGAGCCGACGCACGCGCAGAGTACGTGCGGAACATCAGGCACTCTCACGAATGGGGAGTGAAGCATCCAGGAGAGACCCCATGACCTATCGCGAGTGGGTGGAAGACGAAGCCGCACGGCTGGGCAGCGACGGCTGCACGATGGCGCTGGGCCTGAAAGTATTCTGCTGCAAGGAACATGATGTGCTGTGGCGCACCCGCAAGCACCGCGACGGCACGCCGTGCTCGGAGGACGAAGCCAACGCGCGATTTCGTTCCTGCCTGATGCGGTCGTCGCGCTTCGGGTGGTTCTCTCCGATGGCCTGGTGGCGCTGGTGCGCGGTGAAGTTTGGCGGGCAGCATCCCACGCCGCCGGCAGAAGGCCGGTTGGCGCCGCCGGACGCCAGTGCACGAGCGGCGCGCGAGCGCATCATCGCGGAACTGGAGGGCACGCATGGCAGACGATAAGGGCGTCGTGGAGGTGCCGCTTGTGGCCATCAGCGCGTCGATCGAGCGGCACGTCCAACGTGCCCTCGCGGAAGTCCCAGCGGGCAAGAACGGGGCACTGGTGGCGGTGGCCACAGAAGGCGGCGTCAACCTCGCGGTCGCGCATCGCGCCGGCGACGATTGGACCGTGGCGGCATGGATCGGGAAAGACTGGCGCGGTCCCGTTGAAGGCGGCGCCTATGTCAAGCGGACGTGGTGAATGGGGGCGCTCAGGAATTGCACCTGACCCAACCGGCTACGCGGTGCCAGATGTGCCGCTACCTGCATCTTGCGCCCGTTGGCGAGTGTAGCAAAGTTCGACTCGGGATCTAGTCGCTGGGCCGCAGTTTACAACCCGGCTGCGGAATGAGACTGGGGTCCCGAGTCGTCAGCGTTTACGCGGTGGTTGCACGGATGACGGACGATATTCCTCGCCCGTTCGCGTTACGAACGTCACGCTATGCCGCGCGTTGGGCATCGTCAAGAGATGCGGTGTGTGTCAACGGTCGGCTGCCCCATGCGCCCGTCATCGCCGTAGGCGGTCGCCGCGAAGCTGCCATCATCTACGCGCCTGACGGCCGGGAGCACGTGATTGGAGTGGTGACGTGTCCAGCGTGTCGGCATGGCGCCATTCTACGCTCATATTGGTCAGCGTGATCCCTCAGCGGTCGTCTGGCGGACTTCGGTGAACGTCCACCGAATCCACGGCGACTGTCGGATCACCAGTCTCGTTCCTGCCGTCACCGGATGCGTCCCTGCGTAGTCGCGTTGTTCGCTGTTGAGCACGACATTCACAAGATTGTCCGTAGCGTTCGACACGATGAAGTTGGACGTGGTGCTACCGATGAGTTCCCCCTGAATCCTGACCAGCGTGACGCCGGCTGGGACAGCGACCACGTCATCGCTTTCGCCGCTCACTGTCCACAATGGTGCGGGCGGTGGTGGAGGTGGCGGCGGCGGGGCTGGTGGCGCGGGCGTGGTAAACACGGCGACACTATTCGACGGGGCGCTGATCCCGTAGGCATTCTCTGCGCGGACGTGGACGTAGAGCAGTTCATTGACGGGCGGCTGCACCGTCACGCTCGTGTAATGTTCGCCAAAGACCCGGATGGTCCCGAGATTCGTGCCGCCCGGCGACGAGCCCGCATACAGACTGTAGGTGGTGGCCGGGCACCCAGCCAGCGCGATCCATGTCAATGTCGCCGTCGGGCCGGAGATCGCCACCGACAGAAACGGTGACGGCGGCGCGGCGAAGCAGGCGGCCCGCGGACTGATCGTGACCGTCACCTCATTGGACGGCCGACTCTCGCCAAAGTCGTTCCTCGCGTAGACGCGCACGTAATAGGTGCCGGCGGGCACGCGTTCGAAGCGCACGCCAATGGGCTCGTCGGGCCGAAACGCGAGCATGGTATTCACCACGTTGCTCGTATTCGGCGCGCTGCCCGCTTCGAGCCGATAGCGAGGACCGCCGCCGAATGGGATCCACCACGTCAGCGTCACCGTGGCACCGTCGATCGTGGCGGTGAGCTGTTCGGGCGGGAGGGGTGGCGATTGCGCGAAGGCCGCCGGCGAGAGCGCGAACAACCACCCGACGACGAGGAGGACGCGCGAGGACTTCATATTCATGATCGTTACCGACAGTGCAGGAACGAGACGCGCTTGCGTGGCGACCGAGTGGCTAGCCGGTTCTTCCCGCCCATTCATGATACGGCCGAGTCTGGCGCATCTCGTGCAAACCGCATGATTGCAGTCCGGACCCGGTTCGCCTAACATTCGCTCTTTCACTCGCCGCCGTGAGGTCGAAACATGGTCACTCGCCGTCGCGTCGTTGCTGCCCTCGCCCCTTGCCCTTTGTGCGGGGTGTTCCCTCGTCTGACTCCGGAATCCCAAGCGTTACTCGTACTTCACGCGGAAGTTCTTCGTCGAGCTGACGCAAGGCGGTCGAGAGCACGAGCGCGCGCTGGAACTGTTTCAGGCGGCTCCAGTGCTGGAACATCTGGATCGTCTGGTCGTCATCGGGCAATGCCGCGTGCAGGTATCGCAGCAACGCGACGGCGGCCCGCCGTGCCTCGTCCGTCCACCGTCGCACGTACCGGAGCAGTTCGGCCTCGTCGCCGCTGAGCGCGTAGATGGTTTCCTCATCGCGCTTCACGAGTTCGGCAGGGGACACGCCGAGCCCTTCGGCGAGCGCTTCGAGCTTTGCAAATGTAGTGGACTGCCGACCCGCCAGAAAATTCGAGAATGCGGACGGCGACATCCCCATACGCTTGGCGACGACGTTCGCGCGCACTTTCTTCCGGCCAGGGGCGCGCATCAACGCCTCGGCATTGCGACGTATTCGGTTCTCAATGTTCAGTGATGGCCGCATGGCGAACCGTGTTGTAGCGCAAACGTTTGCATTATGCAAACCGTAAGTCGCTGATTTCAAACCACTTCCAAAACATTTGCGCGAGCACACGAATTCGGCTTGACACTTGACGCCTTGCTAAAGTAGTTTTGTCAAACAAACGAATGGCGCGCAATACTTCACGGCCGTACGAATCGCTTCAGGACTGGATGGAGCGCACGGGCACCAATCAAACGGAGCTACGTCAGCTCCTCCATGACCGTTGCGGGATCACCATCAGCAAGCCGCATATGTCGGGGATTCTGACGGGCCGCTGGCGCTGTTCGCTGGAGAAAGCGGTGGCGTTTCAGCGCGTGACGGGCGTGCCTGTGGAAAAACTCGTGACGTGGCCGAAGCGTTCGCTGTGCAAAACTTCCGGCGAAGCGGCGTAAACCCTGACGGACCAAAGGCTTACAATGGGTTGGGTTCTGATAATACATCGTCGGATAAGGTTTGCGGGACAAAACCCGCTGGCCGACCATAGCGCCCGTTGGCAGGGCGTCCAGATTACCACAAGTTCCTCCCTGCGCGCGGCGGTTAGCCATGACTGATCCCCGCAATCAGCCGACGCAATTCGTCCGACTCGCGCCGAAGGATCCCGCGGATCGCGTCCACGAGCGCGGCCTGCCGCTGCATCCGTGTAGCCAAGCTGACGGGTTCGTAGAGTTGCCGCCCTTTCAAGTCAGTGAAGCGCCGACGCTGGCCTTCGCACAGATGTGTGAACGACTGCGGAAGGGTGATCGGTAACGACATGCGTCCGATGATGCCCGACCGCGCGGCCGCTGGTCATCGCGTCATTCCGGAGATGCGGCCGGCGATGGCCAAAGCCGATCTCCGGAAAGCGGAGAGCGATGCGTTTCGCGAAGGGATCGCGTGGGTCGTGCGCGAAATCACCAAGGGCCTCCTCCTGAAAGAGATCGCGGCGCGCATCAAGGACGCCACCGGTAAGGACGTGGACGAGCGCCAGATTGCGCGCTGGCAGAACGGCGCGGAGCGTCCGCAATTCGATCTGTTGTGGGCCGTCACCGAATGGCATCAACCGATCGTGCTCGCGTTCGCGGCCCTCGCGGGTGCGGCCGTCGAAATCGAAACCATCGTGAGAGTGCGGAGGACCGCATGAACCAGGAGTACACGTTGATCCGCTTTGCGATCGACATCGCGCAAGTGATCGCGTTGGGATTGATGTTCGTCGGATTGATGGTGACGGGCGCGTGGATCGTCAGCGCCTTCATGAAAGGGAGCCGACCGTAATGCGGATTCCTCTCGATGCCATCGTGTTCGACGCCGGGACGCAAGTCCGCGAGTCGGTGAGCGAGAACGTTGTCCACGAATACGCAGAGGCGATGCATGGCGGCGTCGTGTTCCCGCCCGTGGTGCTGTTCCATGACGGCAACCGCTACTACATGGCTGATGGTTTCCATCGCGGACTGGCTGCCAAGCGCAACGGGCTCGGCGACATTGACGCCACGGTGACGCCGGGGACGAAAACAGATGCCCTGTGGTTCGCTTTGGGTGCAAATAAATCGAACGGGCAACGGCTCACCGCGAGCGACAAGAAGCACGCAATTCTCATGGCCCTGAAAGAATTTCCGGCGCGCAGCAGTAACCAGCTTGCGGCGCAGGTTGGGTGCGCTCAAACATACGTTTCTCGGCTCCGTGAGCAGGTTAGCACTAGTGTTAACCTGCCCGATTCCGAACAGTCCCGCCCGCGCGTCACCGGCAAGGATGGCAAGAGCTATCCGGCCTCGCGCCATGTCGACACCGCGTCGGCGCGCCATCCGCAGTATCAGGCCGTTGTCGACGCCGTGATCGCGGGGCAGCAGTCGAAAGACATTTGCGCGACGCTCGGCGTGAGTAATTCGATGGTCGCCGACGTGCGCCGGGAATTAGGTGTCGGGTTGGTTGATGGTTCCCGTGATGCCATTCAGGAGCGCCAGGAGCGGATGCGCACGATGGCCAGCGAGGGCTATTCCTCGCGTCAGATCGCGGCGGCCGTTGGTGTGTCTGACAAACACGTTCGCGCCACCATGCTCCGTCTCGGCGTCGAAGTGCCAGCAGATAAAGCCATCGGGAAGATCAAGCGCCATGACTCCACGCGCATCCTTGAACAGATCGTGAATGACGCGGAGAACCTGACCGACGGCGCCGAACTGATCAACTTCTCAGACATCGATCGCGCGCAGTTGCCTACTTGGGTCCGGTCGCTGCAGGTATCGCGCGACAAACTCGGCGCGTTCATCCGTCGACTTATGAAGGAGCAGCAAACCAATGGCGAAGCAGCCTAGCAGTAATCGGAAGCCGTCGAAGATTCGCGCGGTTCCGATTCACCAAATGCGCATTCCTCCAGCGCTCGTCACGCAGCGCGAGTTTCGCAAGGCTCATGGCGATCGGATCGCGTCGGAACTCGACCTGAACAAGCTTGGCTATCCGATCATCAATCACCGTGACGGCAATTACTGGGTGGTCGATGGGCAGCATCGTATCTACGCACTCAAGCAGAACGGCTTTGAGAAAGACGTGCTCGATTGCGAAGTCTACGAGGATCTGACTGATGCGGAAATGGCCGACATCTTCCTTGGACGCGATGCACGTCGGCCCGTCCCGCTCTATGACAAATTTCACGTCTCCTGCACGGCCGGCCATCGGCGCGAACAAGACATTCGTCGCGCCGTTGAAACCAACGGACAGAAGATCAGCCGCTCGCGCGACGAAGGTATCAGCGCGGTTGGCGCACTCGGCGCTGTGTATGACCGGAGCGGTGACGTGGTGCTCGGCCAAGTCATTCGGACGATCAACTTGGGTTTCGGTGGTGACCCGCTCGCGTTCGACCGCGCGATCGTGGAGGGACTCGGGCTGGTCTACAACCGCTACAACGGCCGCACCAACGAAAAGGAACTCGGCGCTTCGCTGAACGGACTGCGGCAAGGTGCGCGTGATCTGTTGCGGAAGGCGGAATCGATCCGAGAGCGCACTGGCAATCAGAAGAAACAGTGCGTCGCGGCTGCCGTAGTGGACCTTTACAACAAAGGCGTCGGCCCGCGCGGTAAGCGCCTGCCGTCGTGGTGGAAAGAAAGCGCCGCCGAATAAAAAGACAAACGGCCCGCGACTGATTGCAGCAGCGCGGGCCTTTCACCAGCGAACCAGGGAGCACGCCAGTGATTGATCGCAATGATACCGAAAGCCCGACGAACTTGGAAGCGGCCCGTATGATGCAGCGCGCCAACCTCGCCAACGATGTCGCGCTCGCGCTCTACCGCGCGGATCGCTTGTCGAAGCGCGCCGAGTTCGACGACATCCCCCATGCCGTGCGCAGCACCTACCAGCAGATCGCGGAAGCGGCCGTGCTGATGGTCGCCGATCCCGAGTTGCGCGAGGCGGCGGATTACTTCGCCGCGGAGATGCTCCAAAGCGAGTACGGCGAGAGCGTGCTGTCCACGTTGCCGCTGAAGCAGCGGATCAAGTTGGTCCGTGATGCACAACTGATCGTGCGCCGGTTCCTGGCCTTCGTGCGCGGGGAGTGGCCGAGGGCCGTGGATGTCTACAAGCAGCTCGCGAAGGACGACAAGGCGGAAATCCTCGCGTTGAACGAGGCACGGGCCCACAGTGCCGTCCAGCCCCTGCAGAAGCTGATGACGGACCACTTCGGCGGAAAGGCGAGAGCGTAATGAAAATCATCAAGAGCACGGAAACGATCGCGGTCGAGCATCCGGTGTTCTGCCTGTTCGGGCAACCCGGTATCGGCAAGAGCACGCTCGGCTACTCGACCAAGGCGCCGCTGGCGCTGGACTTCGACCAGGGCGCACACCGCGCCGCCAACCGCGGCGACACGCTGCAAATCGCGACGTGGGCCGATGTCGAAGAGTTGATGAATCAGCCGGCTGTGCTGGAGCCGTATAGCACCGTGGTCGTCGACACGGTCGGCCGCTGCCTTGATCTCATCACCGCCGACATCATCACGAAGAACCCGAAGGACGGCCGCGGCGGCAGCTTGTCGATTCAGGGCTGGGGCGTGCTCAAAACGCGCTTCCGTCTGTGGGTGACTCAGCTGCGCGCGATGGGCAAGGACGTCCTCCTGATCGCGCACGACAAGGAAGACAAGGACGGCGATACCCGCATCGTGCGTCCCGACATCGCCGGAGGTTCCTACGGCGAAGTGATGAAGGTCGCGGACTTTGTCGGCTACGCCTATATGGTCGGCAAGGATCGCATTCTCGATTTCAACCCGACCGATCGCTGGGTCGGGAAGAACCCCGGTGGATGGGCACCGTTCAAGGTGCCGCCCGTCGGCAAGGCGCAGCAGTTCATGGCTGACCTGTTCGACCAGGGCCGTGAAGCGCTCGGCAACATCAGCGACGAGAGCGCCCGCGTGACGGCGCAGGTCGAGACGTGGCGCGCGAAGATCGACGCGCTCACCACGGCCGCGCAGTTGAACGAGCAGATTCCGCTCGTGAAAGCCCTCGGGCCGACGCTGCAGCCGCAAGCCGCCAAGCTCCTGATGGACCGCGCCGAGGCGCTCACGATTGCCTTCGACCGGGCGAAGAAAGTCTTCGTCGCCCCTGTCGCCCCAGAGCAGCAGGAACCCGTTGGGAGCCTGCTGTAATCATGGCGAAGAAATCACAGATCGACCGCGCGATTGAGCAGTTGGAAGGCGAGATCGCCGTGCTCGAAGCGGCCAAAGCTCGCTTGATCGCGCAGCGTGACGCGCAGCAGGCCGCGAAGGTGCGCCCGACATGATGCGTATCAGCACGACCACGCTCGAATCGTTCCGGTTGTTCATGTCTCCGGATCAGGAGTGGATGACCGAGGACGATCTGACCGCCAGCATCAAGGGCGAGTGGCGGCCGAATCACAAGGCAATGCTCGGCACCGCCTATGGGCAAGTGCTCGAGAAGCCGGACCTGCACCGCGTCGACGGCGGCTATCGGTGTGGCGATTTCTTCTTTGGTGACGATGTCGTCGAGCCGGCATTGGTCACAATCGACCGCCGCGGCGTCTTCGAGGCCAAGGCGACAAAGCAGTACGGCGACTGTCTGGTGGTCGCCAAGGCCGATCACATGCTCGGCGCGCACCTCTCGGAATACAAGACGACGCTGTCGACGTTCGACGTCGAGAAGTATCTCGACAGCTACCAGTGGCGGTTCATGGTCGACATCTTCGAGCCGCGGCTGATCACCTATCGCGTGTTCTGTCTTTCCGAGAATCCAGCTGGCCAGATCGATCTGCGCAGCGTGGAACTGTTCAACGTCTTTCCGTACCCAGCGCTCCACGAGGACTGCTGTGCGTTGCTCGCAGAGTTCGTCGACTACGTGACGGCGAAGGGCTTGGACGGCTTCCTGCGCGACCGTCAGCGCGTGACGGAGGCGGCCTGATGTTCCCGCGCAATCCCTACGAGCATGACAACGCCGACGGCACCGAGCCGCCGGACGACGAGCGCACCTGCGAGCACGGCAAGCTGATGACGGAAGCCTGCGACGAATGCGAACAGGATGAAGCCGAGCGCGCCACCGAACGGCAATACGAAGCGTTCCACGGCGGATCGTCACCGTTCAATGACGCCGAGCGTGAGAGCGTGCGGCAGCAGACACCGCGCAGCCGGAGGGATTGGTAGATGAATACCCCCAAGCTCCTGGAAATTCGTGACCGCGGAACGTTCATTCCCGCGATGGCTATTTTGGTATCTCGTGATGACGGATACCTGATGCGCCGCGCCGGGTTTGGCGATCCGATGATCTATCTCGTCACGCTGGCGACCCAGAAGTGCGCGTATGACCCTTACTCATGGGGTAACCACACGATGATTACGGCGCACAACTTCATCGCGGAGCAGTGGGCCACGCTGGCCGATGGTGACGTGGTTGACGTGCAATTCATTCTCGGCGAAACACCCGCGCCTAAGCAAAGCGAGCAAATAACGGTGCGCGCATGAGCCATACCCATCGCTGCACCGTGTGCAAAGAGGAGTTATTTACCTGCACCGCCCTCCAAGCAGACGCCGAAGGATCACAGGTCTGCACGGCGGAATTTGATCACGGCCAGCCGTTCGTGTGCGACGACTGTGAAGCGGCACAGCGTCAGCGGGACATCGACGCGGATGCGCGCGACGAGGCGGACGGCCGATGACGATCCGCGAGCGCATCAAACAGATCGAACGCGCGTTACTCCCGGGGAATGTGCCGCCCGAGACGGCGCGCAAGTCGCTGATGACGCTCACGGCGTTACTCGGCCCGGTGCTCGATGAAGTGCGCGATGCCGAGCGGGAGTATCGCCATGTGCTCGCCGGCAAGATGACCGAGGCGAAGACTAAAGCGGCGGCCGAAGTGCAAGCGATGACGACGGCGGAATACGACCGCTATCGCGTGGCGCAGGATGCGGATGACCTAGTGCGGCAAATGATCGTGACGTGTCGTCGATACCTCACGTCTATTGACGAAGAAATGAAACTCCAAAGGTAGGGCGACACCGCGATGACTGAAACCAAAGAATCGTATCCGCTTAGTTGGCCGCAAGGGTGGCCGCGCACGCGGCCGCAGGATCGCCGTCCGATGGCGGCATGGAAGCGCACGGCGAATCAATACCGCGAAGCGCTGGAAAAGGAACTGACGCGGATGGAGTCGCCGTCATTCGTGATTTCCTCGAACGTGCAGCTTAATCAGCGAGGGGCGATGACACCTGGCGTCGAGCCGCTGGATGTGGGCGTGTCGGTGTACTTCTCGCGCAAAATCAAAGAGGACTTCGCGTGGCAGGACGCGCTGGGGATTCAAGACCCTGCCCCGACCGAGCAGCAGATCCACGACGCATTCCGCCGTTTGGCGCAGTTGTATCACCCCGATCGCGGTGGCGACATCGCCATGTTCCAGGCCGTCACAAAGCACCGCGACAACGCGCTGCGCTGGGTGACACGGAAGACGAATCAGCGGTTCGATTACGTCATTGCGTGCGACCAGTTCCGCGAAGTGCGCCTGAACATGGCCGCGATCGTGATGACGATCAAGGCGATCCGGCAGATCGAACGTTGCGGGACGTCGAGTCTGTTGGAACGTGCGTTTAAGGGCTTCAGTGCGTTGCCGGCGTATACCGGCGCGGAATCGGTTGGTGCGTGATGAACGACAAGCTGGCCCTCGTCGGGCAGATCATCGGCGAGGCTGAACCGCGCGATGTTGAGGCCGAGGCGCTGCGGATGGAAAACCGTCGGCTACGGCGCGAGCTTCAAGACGCCCAGACGAACGAAGCGCGGGCGCGGGAGGATGCTCAGCGTGCGCTGTTGATGCTTCGTCAGCAACTCGGACCGCTCTATCGCGCCCTGCAGGCGGTGTTTGGCGAACTCGACGCGGCCGGGGTCGCCGATGATGTGCGGCCCAGCGCAGTTGTCACTCCAGGGGCCGGCGCTAGCGGGATGGACCCGCGTAAGGCGGCGGTGTGGGACGCGTGGAAGCAACGCCTTGGCGGGCAGTGCGCCAAGGTCATCGACGCGCTCTTACTCCATTCCGACATGAACTCAACGCAGCTCGCCATCGCGATCGGTACGCGACGACAGAACATTCCGAGCCTTATTTACAAGTTGAATCAGGCGGGCCTGATCAACAAAAACGGCGGGCGTTTCTCGCTGAAGCAGTTATAGCTGATGCCCGCCTACAGCAAAGCGGATCAATTGGGTGGCTGGTCCCGCACGAAGAAGCGTGAGGCGAAGCCGGCGAAGGGTCCGACCGCGAAAGCCCGCGCCAAGAAAGGCCGCACGATCGTCCAGGCCGAACGCGCCATCAAGACGCAGGCGAAGTATCTGGACGGCTACCGCTGTCGGTGGCCTGACTGCGACGTCCCGCCTGACAGGTATTGGGGCGGCATCGAAGCGGCGCACTACGAAGCGGAAGGCATGGGCGGCGATCCAACACTGATTCGCTGCACTGTGGAGAACCTCATCGCGCTGTGTCGATTCCATCATCGCGGCCCGCGCGGCATTGACGGCAGCGGACTCGCGAAGCTGGTCCCGACCACCGATCAGAAGATGCGCGGCCCGGTCGAATGCTACGTGCAGGAGCGTGGTGAATCAGGCCGCTGGTTACTCGTCGGCGTGACGTCGCCGCCGCCGGCCAACGAATTAGAGGCGCACTGCTGATGCCTGACGATCGCCTGTTTCATAAGCGCGCTGCTACCAGCGAGAAGGTGAGCGGCCTCACCGATTTTGAATATCGGGTGTGGACGACGTACCTGCTCGCGGCGGATGACTTCGGCGTGATGCGGTTTTCCGCGTTGGCGTTGCAGTCGGCCAGCGATGCGCTGGAGCGCCGGAAGCATCTCGGCAGCGCGTTTGAACAACTCGTCAAGGTTGGTCTCGTGCGAGTGTTTGAGCATCAAGGCAAACGCTATGCCTATCAACCAGACTGGCAGGATTGGCAATCGGTGCGGTATCCGCGCGCGTCCGTGCTGCCCATCCCGTCACCGGAAGAACTCGCGACGTGTTCCAAAGCCCAACAGAAACTGTTCGCGTTGAAGTCGCGCGCGGGTGTCGAAGACTCTCCGCAAGATTCCGGAAAAGTTTCGGAAAAGTTTCGGACACCCACGGGCGCGGGCGGGCGGGAAGAGGCTAACGGCTCACGGCTAACGGCTCACGCTTCTGTTTCTGGATCTTCTTTGGAAGAGTCCAGAGAAACCTTTTCGCCGATCAACTCGCCGAGCGGCCGGATGCGGCCGATTCTCGGCAGTCCGGTCATGGAGTACGACCGCAAGCACGGATCGGTACACGTCACCGAGTTCTGCGATTGGGTGTGTTTCCCGAACGATCTGTGCGACGGATTCGCGCGGAAGGTGACAGGCGTCCCGTTCGAGGAAGCGCGTCAGCAAGTCATCGCGTGGGCCTCGCAGATTCGCGCGCAGTGGGCGGGCCGCGTGGTGCCGGACGGCTCCGATTACGACTTCTGGAAACACCAGTGGACCGCGACACATGGCGGATCGAAACCCGCCAACGGCGCGCAGGGTTTCGACCCCTTGGCGGGCCTGAAAGCGATTCGGGGTGGCAACCGTGGCTGATGCGCTCTGGGATCACCGCAAGGTGGAACATCTGGACGTGTTCAACACCCTGCTTCGGCCGCTCGTGGCGGCGAGTCGGACCCGCGATTTTGCGCAACCGGAGCAGGCAAAAAATCAACTCATCGCGTGGGTGATGTCGCTAAAGGACGTGCCCTTACCACTCCTCGAGGCTGGCGTAGAACGGTTGATGGCGGGCGGCGTTGGCTGGATGCCGCGGCCGGATGTCCTACGCGCGGCCTGCTGCGACATTCGCGACGAGCAGCGACGGATCGCGATCCGGCAGGCACGAGCGCTGGCGGGCTTTTGTGACCTCTGCGGCGAGGACCACTGCCCTGACTGCCACGGCTCTGGATTGCGCGACGTGGACGCGCCTGGCGTGCTGCGCAACACCGTCACGCCGTGTCTGTGTAAGCAGCGCGAGCTCGCCGCGATGGCGCAAGTCGAGGCGCCGTTAGCGCGTCCCGCTCTCCCGGCCTATGAAGGAACCGACCAATGACGAGTCCCGTGATGGCCGACGCATGGGACCGCATCGGTCGCCGAAATTTGGTCCGGCTGATCGTCGATGGCCGCGTGTCGAGCCGCGCGCTCTTGTATCAGGACGATCAATCCCCGCGTCCCCGTCGCACCTGGCAGACGCGCGGGGAATGGGATTTGGGCGAGGGCAACGAATGACGCAACCGCCCTTCGACTTCGATCCGCAGACCTTGACCGTCGCCCCGTCGCCCTTTCTGGAGGCGAGAGAAACCAGTGCACTGGCGGCGATTGCGCATCAGCCGAAGCGCTGTCGGCAGAACGAGGAATTGATGCGGCTCCTCGAGGCCGCCGGGGAGGATGGCCTCAGCGATCCCGAGATTCAGCAGATGACGGGATGGCCGCGGCAAACGATCTGTATTCGCCGCTTCGATTTACGCGGATGGATTGTGCCGGCGGATCGTCGCGCGAAAGCGCCGAGTGGACGTCTCTGTGTGTGTTGGCGGCGAGCGAGCACAGAGGAAATGCAGCAGAGGGCCCTCCCCGCCTACGAAGGAGCCGAATGACGGACATGCAGTTGAAGCGGTACGCGTCGCAGTTTCGTCGCGGCATCATCGGTCGCCGTAAGTCCGATCAGATGTGCTTCGCGGTCTGTGCACCACTGGAGGGGTTGTTATCGCTGGCCGGCGTCGATGCGCGGTTACGCAAGGTTGATTTCATGGCGATCAATCACTGCTGGCTGGAGTTGCCAGATGGTCGCATTCTCGATCCTACGGCGGATCAATTCGGCTTGGAGCCGGTCTACCTCGGGGCGTTGCCGGCATTGTATCAACAGTGGATGGACGAGTACCAGACCTGGGTGAACGAAGCGGCGGCGCTGTTAGCCGCGAGTGAGCCGGACCCTCCGCAGCGCGAGACGAGCCGATGACCCCGATCCTGAAGGCGGTCATTGCGGGCCGGTTCGCGGCGGGGGACCGATGAGACGCGCCGCGCGCATCGACAACACCGCGGCCGCCCTGGTGAAAGCCGCCAAGCAACTCGGCGCCGATTGGTACCCGATCAACGGTACCCTGGATGGGATTCTGCTCTATCGCTCGCGTGTGTGGCTGGTGGACTGGAAAAGCGCCGGCGGCACGCTCACTGACGATCAGGCCCGCCTGACCGCGCGCGGCTGGCCGATTCACTACATCAGCACAGCCCAGCAGTTGTACGACCTGTTGGTCTTGGGCAGGACGGCGACTGGAGACAGTGCATGAGTTATCGCCCGATCACCGACGTGTGGATTCTCGCGCGGCCAAAGGTGAAGTACTACGGCGCCTACCCGAATGGGTTCCTGGAACGCGCCCGCGCCCTGCTGGGTATCACGCCGTTCGATGCGTTGCTGCACGTCTGCGGCGGGGCCGCGCGCCAGTATCCCGCGAAGCCGCGCGGATTCGGGCCGAATGATCGCACGCTCGATCTCGATCCCGCGCTGGAGCCGGACTTCGTGCAATCGGCCACGGCGCCGCTGCCGTGGAATACGTTCAACCCGATCGGACTCGCCGAGCCGTGGCCGGCGGTGATCGCCGACCCGCCCTACACCGAGGCCGATGCCGCGCAGTATGCGCCGGGCGCGGCGGCGTTCCCGAGCGCGAACGCGATTCTCCGCACCATGATCGAAGTCGTCAGACCGGGTGGGCGTGTTGGGATGCTGCACTACGCGTTACCGCAACCGCCGCGCGTGGGTGTGCGGTTTGTCGCGTGCGTCGGGGTGATCGCCGGATTCAACAACCGGATGCGCGTGTTCAGCGTGTTCGAGAAAGAGGCCAGCGCATGAACGCGCGCACCCCGGACGACTATCGCGGGACATTCTGTCAGTCGGTGACCACGTCCTTGACGCCGGCCGCGCTGGCGGATGTGGAGGCGTTGCAGCGGGTGCTCGAGGCGTCCAGCCGGGCGGAAGTGTTTCGGATCGCGTTGGCGTATCTGGCGGCGGACTATCTCCACGATGAGACCGGGCAGGCCCGAGGGGTGCAGTAGATGACGGTCGGCAGTTTGTTCGCCGGCATCGGCGGGTTCGATCTCGGCTTTGAACGCGCGGGCTTTGAGATCAAGTGGCAGGTGGAAATCGATCCGTTTTGTCGGGCGGTGCTCGAGAAGCACTGGCCGGACGTGAGGCGCTACGAGGATGTCCGAACCGTTGGAGCCGAAACACTCGAGCGTGTTGATGTCGTCTGCGGAGGATTCCCCTGTCAAGACATCAGCAGCGCCGGCGCCAAGGCCGGACTTGACGGAGAGCAGTCCGGTCTTTGGTTCGAGATGGCTCGAATCATTCGCCAACTTCGACCCCGTTACGTCGTTGTGGAGAACGTCGCAGACTTGCTGGCTCGAGGGGTGGGCCGTGTTCTCAGCGATTTGGCCGAGAGCGGGTATGACGCGGAATGGGATTGTATTCAGGCTGCGGCCGTTGGCGCCCCGCATGGTCGTGACCGTCTGTGGATCGTCGCTTATCCCCACGCCGACGAAGGGCGATGCGAAGTCGGCCGCGAATGCGACGGCGCGACGGTTCAAGACGCCACCAACGGGCATCCACGCCGGCACGACGCTCACGGATTACGTGCGGATGTATCCGACGCCACAGGCCCGACAGAACCAACACGGGCGCGGCGGTGGACGCGGCAAGGGCTCGATTTTGAGAGGTGGCGGGTTGATGCTCGACAACGTGCTCGGTGGGAAGCCGAGCCCGCAATTTGTCGAGTGGCTGATGGGGTATCCCCAGGATTGGACAATGCTCGACTGGCCGCGCTCGGTAATGCGGTCCTCCCGCAAATCACGGAATGGATCGCCAGGCGCATCGCAGAAGCCGAAGCCATGACGGGGGTGCAGTAGATGCCCCTCCTGGCGTGGCTCCTCAGGAATGCGTGCTTGTTCTCCCATGCGGATGATCCGTTGTTCGCGCGGGATGCGAAAGGGCGGGCGGTCTGGGAGTGTAGGCGCTGCGGAGCACACATCCTGCGCACGGTGGGCGTGGTGAAGACGAAGCGGGCGAAGGTGAAAGCGTGCGTGTTGCAGTTGCGACGGAAAGCCGGGTAATGCGAGAGAACGATTTTATGTTCCGCCTAACGGCGCTTCGCACGCAGGGATCGGCGGATCAGACAGTGAGGGGAGATGAACGAACAGCGTCGCCTAGAGAGCGCACAGAACAGGCTCACCGCTGTCCGCGCCGAGCAGCAACGCCAGATGCAATTTGTCGGCGTGCGCCTTGGCGTCAAGGCCAAACTCCAAGAGTTGGGGCGGGCGGAACGGCGCTTATTGAAGTTGATAGACGCGCTGTCGAATCGATAGCAGGTTGACGGAAGGCTCCGAGGCGCGTAGCCGGAAACAGAAAGCAACCTCACGTGTTGGCACGATTTAGCTCAGGGGGGGACACAGCACGCCATGACCGAGAAGAAGAAGTACGACACGACGATCGCGCGGATCGCGGGGAACCTGCTGAGCGGGTATGACCGTGCCATCAACGATTCGATGCGCGAAGCGATGGCCCGCGATGCGGTCGCCCTCGCCCGTGCGATCGTCGCGGAAGTCCAGCGCACCGAGCCTCTCCCTGAAGGGATCCCCCACCCATGACTGAGATAGAACGTGCACGCGCCATTGTGAATCGCTGCACCGACGGGGAATATCTGTGCGACGAGACCGGCGAGGAATTGGTCCGTCAGATTGCGTACGATCTCGGGATCGTCGCGGAACAGGCCCGCCAGCAGTCCGCGGCTCCCGCCCCAGGCCCCGGAGAGACGCCAACGAGTGAGTTACTTGAAGCGGCGCGCTACCTTGTGATGTCAGCCGTGACGGACAGTGGGCATTGCCCGCTTTGTCAGAGCGACCTGACCAACGAGTCGCAAGCGCACGTCGAACATGAGCCTTACTGCGCCGTAGCGATTGCTGCCAAGGCGATACGTAAGGCCGAGGCCGCTGATCGTCCGTCTCCCCCTTCAGGGAGCGGAGAGACGCCACAATGGCAGCCGATCGAGACGGCGCCAAAGGATCGCGTGATCCTGCTCTACGGCGTTCACTTTCATCGGCGCATATGGGGACGCGGGTATTGGTTTCAAGGTGTGCCCGGCGATGGCGAAGGGTGGATCGCCCATTCGTTCTACACCGAACCGAGCGACGACATGCGAGGCTGTTTCGAGCCGACGCACTGGATGCCCTTACCCGCACCTCCCAGCGCCACCCTCGCCGCGTCCCCCGTGGCCCAAAAAGAGGACAAGTAGATGTCAGAACTTCGAGGATTGCCCGGCGTCAAGGGTGCGCTGTCCTGCCAGCATGTTGACAGCGTCGATCAGGCGTTGCGACGGATTCAAAAACGGCGCGCGGTGACGTCGGCCGGCGCCAACGGGGCGCTGAATATCTGGCGGGACGATAAGCGCCAACTGCGTTCGGTGTTCTGCCGCTACCGCAGAACGCTTGATGTCGTAGAACACGCAGACCTTGAGAGCTTGCGCGTGTGGCTGGACAAGTGGTGGCCTGAACTCGGACGGGACGACATCGAGGCCGACGTCGTGGCCCCACAGGAGCAGCCATGAGCGCACTTACGTGTCGGGACTGCGGCGCGGATCTGCGCTCGTTCGAGCCGCACACGCGCTATTGCACGGCAGATTCAGGAGAGACGCCCGCCCCGCTGACGCCCCTTGAGACGATTGCGGGCCTCGTGAACGGCTATCACAATGGCCACGGGGTCGATCCAGTGCAGACGTTGCGGCAGATCGCGGACGTGCTGGCCAAACCCATGGAGCCGACGCCCCCGCCGACCGCCGAGTTCGATCATGTCGCAGAGGCGAAGATGCTGATTGCGGATTACGACTCCGCGAACCTGCTGCGGCGATGGGACCTCGTCGCGCAGTTTCTACTGCGGACGTGGAAGCGCGGACAAGCATCGGCCCTCCCGGTCTCCCTGCCCGCCTCGCGCGCACAGGAGACGACGACGATCAATGGTATTCCGGTCCGCCTGGACGCGAGATGCCAGCCCGGCGATGTCTTTCTCGAATCACCAGACGGCACGCTCACCTTAGTGGCCTCAGAGGGCGACACACCCCGACTCGTGCCGGTCTCCCTGCCCGCCGAGGCCCCACGCACGGTCTACCGGTGCATCGGGTGCGAATGGGAAGGTGACACCCCGCGCACCGCGACGGTGCTGGGCTGGGTCTGTCCCCGCTGCACGCGCCCCTATGTCTACCCACGGCCAGACGAGGCCACGCCGGACGGCGCGACTCTGTGCGTGTGCGGTCATCGAAAGGTGAGGCATAGCCGCCGAAATGGTGGCAAGTGCGGCGCATGGGGCGATCACGCGCGGTGTGGCTGCCAAGCGTTTACGCGGCCCGCCGAGGCCCTGAAAGGAACCCCCGATGACTAAAGCTGCCATCCGCGCATTGATTCGGCGCAGGATTACCACGTCCAAGCGGGAGGCAACGATTGCCGCGAAAGCCGGAGCGATAGCCATCGTGAACTATCACGAGGGCTGCATCGGCATGGGCTTGTGTCTGCTCGGTGACCTTGACCCGCCGAAACGTGGCAAGAAGAAGGCACGAAAGGCGCGAGGATGAATAAGCCAGTAGCCCACGGCGATCCCGTGTGGCAGTTCAGCCCCGAAGCCTATGAAATTGAGGCCAATGTGGCCGAGTTACGCGCGCAAGGCCGGGGGGTTCCCACTTCGACGCATGGCTGGAATGAGCGCACTAAGATGTTCCGCGAGGCCGCCCAGATGCGCCGCGAGATCGCCTCGCTGGAGGATGTCTACAAGACGCAGACCGCCGAGTTCCGCCGCCATATGGTTGAGTGGAACGACATGAAAGCCCAACGGGACGCCGCAGAGGCCGCCCTGTCCCGCCTCAGGGAGATGCTGCAAGAGGTTGATCGCTGGTTGGGTGGCTGGTGCATCACGGCCACATGTTGCGCGAGTAGCGGTGCGGAATTACACCAGCGAGTCGTCGAAACGCTCGCCGCCCTCGCGGTCTCCGAGGAGCCCAAGAGGACACAGCCATGACGGAAGACGCAAAAGTGAAATGGCCGACAACATGCGATACGTGCGGCAAGCCTGCCACCTCTCTCGCGCGTGATGTCCTTCGGCATGAGGTTCCTGGCGCATCGTGGGTGACGTTCTCGCCTGCCGGTTCAACGAAAGCTGGCTGCGACGATCATCCCGTGTCGTCGGTCGAGCACCTGACGCAGTTACCGCCAGCCCGAGACGGCGATGCCCGGTAAGCACGTCTGCCCAATCGCGCGCTGCCCGCATCTACGGCCCTGTCCTGTGCATGGAGAGCGACAGGCGTGGCAGTCGAGCAGAGCCCTAGAGGTTCAGCGTATCCGAGGGCGAGCACTGCAACGGATACGGCGTGACGTGCTCAGCCGTGAGCCATGGTGTCGACTGTGTATCAAAGCCGGTCGACGCACCATCGCCACAATCGTTGACCACATCGTCAATCTCGCAGAAGGAGGGAAAGAGGAACCTGCGAACCGACAACCTTTATGCCAAGACTGCAGCGATGCGAAGACGAGAGAAGAGTCGAAGCGTGGACTACGGGCGTACCATGGGAAGCAGCCATGAGCACACGTAACTCGCTCGCCCTTTGCCGGGATGGGAAGACATCGATGCACCTGTACCACGAGATGCACGATGACGAGGTTCATCTCGAGATAGAACTGGAGCCCACGTATATCAGGCTCAACCTAGTCATTCCGAAACCGCTCGTGCCTGGCGTGATCGCCATCCTGCGACGATCGGAAGAGGAACCACAGGTCACTGCTCGATGACCGTGCCACCAACATGACGGATCGAGTTGGCATGAGATATGGCGGGGGGCGGGAGAAATCTCTGGCGACTGGGCGCCGGGAAACCGCTCCGG